CCCTGAAAGAACGCCAGGGGCCGCGCCAACGGCCCCCGGCGTAGAGCACACCAGGGAACGGACCCCCGATGCGCATTCAGCGTAGCAACCCGACCACGCGGTTTGTGGTCCTGCCGAACGAGACGGCCCAGAACCACGCCCTGAGCTTTACGGCCCGGGGCATCCTGGCCTACCTGGTGTCTCTGCCGGACGGAGCTGCGGAGACTGTCAAGACGCTGGCCGCGAAGTCGCGGGAGGGCCGCACGGCCGTCACGCGGGCCATGCAGGAACTTGAGGACGCCGGTTACCTGCGCCGCGAGGCGAAGCGGGTTGCAACCGGCTTCAGCGGTACCGAGCTGGTCATATCCGACGTCCCCGCTGGTGAAGCTGAGCGCCCGGAAATGCGGGCGCCCGGGTCTTCGGGCGATGAAACCCTAAAGAACCTCTCTTCAAAAAACCCAAACCCAACCCCGGAGGCGCCTGCGGCGCCGGTCGGGTCTGGTTCGGTCGAGATGACCGAATCGGAGAAGGCCCTTGCGGGCCTGGCGGCGATCGACAGCCGTCTGCACCTGACCGCCGCTGACGTAGCGGCCTTGATGCCTCTTGCGGATGAGTGGTTTGCCCGGGGCGCCGATGGGCGGCAGTTCGCTGCCGTGCTGACGCTGGCCCTTCCGGAGACCATCAACCGTCCGGCGGCGTTCCTGCGCCGTCGCCTTACCGACAAGATGCCCGCTGCGCGGCCCGTAGTGGCCGCTGTGACGGCCTCGCAGGCGGCCCGGCACCTCTGCCCCGAGTGCGAGCGTCCGAAGGCCGCTGAAGGCCTCTGCGCGGATTGTGACGTCAAGGAAGTTACGCCCGTCGAGACTGGCTCCCGCGACTGGCGCCAGATGGCCCGACAGTTCGGCGTCGGAGCCTTGACGGCCTAACCCCTGACCCTTCTAGAAACGGCACCGGAGGCCCCTACGGGGGCCTTTCGGCGTGTGCTTGGGGGTGCGGATGCTTCTCGCTCCCCACGCGCCCGCAGATGCCGCTGAGGGCCTGTTCCGGTGGGACGAAGGCGCGGCCGATCGGGTCGTGAACTTCTTCGAGAAGGTCTTGGTTCACACCAAGGGCCGTCACGCGCGTAAGCCGTTCCTGTTGACGGGATGGCAGAAGAACGACATTGTCCGGCCGCTGTTCGGGACGATGGCCTATGACGAGCAGTACGACGAATGGGTACGTCAGTACCGCGTTGCGTGGCTTGAGATGGCCCGCAAGAACGGCAAGTCCGAGCTTGCCTCCGGCTTTGCCCTGTACGGCCTTGTAGGCGACGGGGAAGAGTCGGCCGAGGTTTACTCCGTCGCGGCCGACCGCGATCAAGCCTCATTGGTCTTCGACGTCGCTAAGCGGATGGTCGAGCTTTCTCCCGTCCTGTCTAAGCGGCTCGTGGTCGTGGCGTCCAAGAAACGCATCATTGACCCGAAGACGAACAGCTTTTACGCGGTCCTCCCCGGGGACGCCTCCGGCGCCCTCGGCACTAACCCGTCAATGGTCTTGTTTGACGAGGTTCTGACGCAGAAAGACCGGCATCTTTGGGATGCAATGCGCCAGGGCTTCGGTACCCGGCGTCAGCCGATTCTTATTGCCACCACTACAGCCGCGTACACGTCGGCTCGTTTCGCCTTGGAGGAACACGAGTATGGAGAACAACTCCTCAGCAAACCTTCCGGCGACCCTGCCCGGTTCGTGTTCATGCGGAATACTCCACGCGATTGGGATTGGCGTGACGAAGGAACACCAGCCAACCCCGACACTGGAGAGCCCGCAACCGGCTGGTACCACGCCAACCCCGCCCTCGGAGACTTCCTCAGCATCGGAAACCTGAGGTCCGAGGCCCTAGAAGCCGAGTCGAAGCCGAGCGCTGAGAACGCCTTCCGGGTGTTCCGGCTGAACCAATGGGTGTCGCAGGCGGAGCGCTGGCTTGATATGGCCGTGTGGGACCTGAACGCGGCTCAGCCCGTGTCTAGGGAAGCCCTCAAGGGGCGTTGCTGCTTTGCCGGCCTGGACCTTGCCTCCGTGTCCGACTTCACCGCGTGGGTTCTGCTGTTCCCGGGGTCTCCAGAGGACCCCGACGCGGGCGGGTTCACGGTGCTACCCCGCTTCTGGATTCCGTCGAAGGCTCTCAAGGCCAGGGGTGCTCAGCGCCAGACGCTTGAGTACTGGCGGGACCTCGGTTATCTCACCATCACCGACTCTGACACCACGGATTACAACGTGGTGCGGGAAGAGATCGGCAAGGACGCCGAGGATTTCTGTATAGACCTCTTCGGCTATGACCCTTGGAACGCTACTCACCTAGTGAGCGAGCTTGAAGACGGGGGCCTTGACGGCGTTAAGGCGCCTCAGACGTCGGCCCGCATGACCGATCCGTGCAAGTGGCTGGAGTCCCTTCTAGCGCAGGGCGAGCTACACCACGGCGGGAATCCGGTCCTCCGCTGGATGGCGGACAACGTAGAGATTCAGCGCACGGCGGAAGGCTTGTTCAAGCCTTCTAAGGCCAAGTCTGGCGACAAGATCGACGGCATTAGCGCGCTGCTTAACGCGCTGTTTGTCGCATTCACTGAAGACGACACAGAGGCGGGTTTCGTCAGCCTTGCCGACTAACGGGGGTGGGTTGATGAAGCGCTATTCGCTCGTGAAGGACCTGACCGCCTCGGCGCTTCAATGCTCCGGGGTGTTCGTGTTCGCGGTCGGCGCCTATCAGGTGTATAGGCCGCTTGGGTATTTGCTTGCCGGGCTCTTCTTGATGCTCGTTGGCTTCTCGCTGACGCCGAAGCCGGACGAGGCAAACGAACGGGGGCCTGAGTACCGGTGAGCGTCTTCTCTCGCATTGAGAAGCGCACTGGTGGTCTCGGGTGGCTGTCTTCACAGCCTCCCGTTGACTGGGTGCGTAATGCCTTCCTCGCTAATGACCCGATCTACTCGGGTAAGCAGGTCAACGAACAGACGGCTATGCAGGTCTCGGCGGTCTACTACTGCGTTGGCCTTATCTGCGACGCTATCTCGTCGCTGCCGATCCAGACCTTTAAGGAATTCCCGGACGGCTCCACGGACTACGTCCGGGCGCCGGCATGGCTGCGGAAGCCGAATTACCGGATGACCCCGTTTGACTTCTGGCAGCGCGTGTTTATGTCGCTGCTTGTTGCGGGCAACGCCTACATTTTCACTCTGCGCAACGACAAGGGCGACGTTGTAGAGCTGTGGCCGATCCATCCGAGCTGGGTTTACCCGTACCCGGAGCAGGGCTCGACAGACATCCTGTTTGACGTCAACGGGACCACGATGGACTCAACCGAGATCCTTCATATCCCGGCTATGTCGATGCCGGGATACCTGACAGGCCTTAGCCCGCTTGAGGCTGCCCGGCAGGCTATCGGGATCTCGATGGTTACCGAAGAGTTCGGGGCCCGGTTCTTCTCACAGGGCGCATACATGTCCGGTGTCATTCAGACCACGGGCAAGATGAACCCCGACGAGGCTAAGCGCCTCAAAGAAGACTTCATGAAGAAACATCAGGGAGTCGCCAACAGCCACGCCGTGGGCGTCTTGACCGGTGGTGCCACTTGGCACCCGATCACCATCACGCCCGAGCAAAGCCAGTTCCTACAGACACGGAACTTTACGAAAGCCGATATCGCGCTGTTCTACCGTGTGCCGGCCTACCGCGTTGACCCTGCCGTTACGTCGTCTTGGGGTAAGGGCGTTGAGGAGCAGAACTATCAGCTTGCACAGGACACCTTCGCGCCGTGGGCGGCGCGTGTCGAGCAGGCTATTAGTACGTTCCTTCTGCCCGGCTTCCAGACTATGCGTTTCAACATGGACGCCCGCATGAGGGCCAAGCTGAGCGAGCGCTACCAGGCGCACGCGCTAGCCATTCAGAACGGCATCAAGAGCCCCGACGAAGTCAGGGCCGAAGAGGGCGAACCGCCGATCCCTGGAGGTAAGGGCGATCAGTGGTTCCGCATGGCAACGGTTGTCGGCATTGACGAAAACTTGCCCACGATCAGCGACAAGAACAAGCAACCGGATGTTGTGGACGGCGGCGACGCCGGTTCGTTCATGTTCACGCCTCCGGCGACTGTTGACCCGAACGCCCCGCCGGGGCCTCAGGCGGCCCAGTCTCCCCCTCCGCAGACGACACCTACAGCTCCGAAGGGGAAGAGATGACGCTTGAGCGCCGCGCGGTTGATACCGCGTTCAACATCACCAACGCCGGGGACCGGTGGACGTTTACCGGCTACGCCGCGAAGTTTGACACCCGAAGTCATGACCTCGGGGGCTTCATCGAGACGGTTCGGGGTGGCGCGTTCCGACGCGCCCTCAATGAGGGCCAGGACGTGCGGGCCCTCATCAACCACGATGCCGGCCTGATCCTGGGGCGGACCGCGTCCGGCACGCTGAAGCTGGCCGAGGACTCGACGGGGCTTCACTACGAGGTGGCGGCCCCGGACACGTCCTACGCGCGGGATCTTGCGGAGTCGATGCAGCGGGGCGACGTCACACAGTCGTCTTTCAGCTTCCGCGTCCGCCAGGACGATTGGCAGAAGGAAGGCCGCGGGCGTCTCCGGACCCTGATCGACGTTGACCTACTCGACGTTAGCCCCGTGACCTATCCGGCCTATGAGGACACCGAATCGGGCTTGATGGGCGCAGCTCGGGCGCTGCGGGCCGCGTGCGAAGCGCGCGGTTGGGACCTGGTGGCCGACGACATGGCCGGCTCTTGGAACCCGCTTCCTCCGGCACCAGACAGCAACGACGTACTGAGGACCGCTCTTCGGGCGATCCAGCTTAGGGGCCGCGCCTAAGGCGCGTTGCTCCACCACTTCAGAGGCCTTCCCCGAACGTGCGGGGTGGGCCTCTTTCGTATGCCGCTTTAGCGGCCCCTAGGGGGAGGCAAGACCTTGACGAACTACGCGGCTCAGGCCGAAGCCCTGCTGACCAAGCGGGCGAACATTTTCGAGCAGCGCAAGGCGCTGACTGACAGTCTGAAGGAAGGCGAGGCGCCGACCGCCGAGCAGCGTTCCCAGCTCGACAGCATGGACGCGGACCTGAACCGGCTGGGCGCGGAGGCGCGCTCGATTGTGGAGGAGGGCGAGCGGGAAGCGCAGGCGGCGGAGCTGCGTCAGCGCGCTATCGCTCTGGGCGCGAAGCCCAACGTGTTCACCGGCGATCAGCAGCGACAGGCGCAGGGGTCGAGCCTGTCTGACGAGATTCGGGCCCTGGACTACGGCAAGACGATCACCATCGGCAATGACCTGTACATCCGGCCGGGCGAGGAGGCCCGCGCGGCGCTGGCGGGCGTTGAGAGCCGCGTTGCGACCACTGGCGTTGCGGCCAACGCTGGCGCGACCATCCCGACCAGCTTTGTCGCTCGGGTGCTTGAGTACATGCTCCCGAACATCGGCGTGTGGCAGGCGGGCCCGACCATCATCACCACGGCGTCGGGCAACCCGATGACGTTCCCGCGCCTGACCGCGCGGCCGACCGTTGCGCCGGTCGCGGAGAACACTGTTTTCCCGACGAGTGACGCGGCGTTCAACAGCTTCACTCTGGGCGCCAAGAAGTACGGCGTGATCGTCCAGGTCTCTAAGGAGATGGTCGAAGACTCCGGGATTGACATCGCGGGCTTCATCGCTCAGCAGGCCGGCATCATGGCGGGCCGTCAGGTCGCCCATGACCTTCTGGTGGGCACGGGGGCCGGCGGTCAGCCGAACGGCGTTCTGACGGCCGCTGTCGCGGCCAACGCGGGGACCACCATGGGCACCATTGGCGCCATCTCCGGCGATGACATCATCGCTGGCTACTACAGCGTGATTGACGCCTACCGGGGCAACGCTAAGTGGCTGATGGCTGACGCCACCGTGGGCAAGCTGCGAGGCGTCAAGGACGCTTACGGCCAGTACCTGTGGCAGCCCGGCCTGGTCTCGGGTGCCCCGGA